TAGCCATAGTTTTTTATACTCCATTGTTAATTGTTAAGCAATACCTAAAGGTATTGAAATTCTAAGCAATACCATAAAGGCAAATATCTCCAGCATCTATGTTGCCAGAACTCATTTGAAATCTAATAGAATCTACTGCACTTGTAGTGTTCATGTATCCAGCAAAAAACTGATTCCTACTGTAATCATTAGCTGCACTTCCATAAGAATTTGATGTTTGAATAAAATGTTTTACAAAAACAGAACTACTAGGAGAAAAAAGTTGCATAGTTCCTACACCACATTGGTCATTATCTATTCCAATAGAACGTATAAGAGATTGAAAAGATGTTGATTGTGCTAAATCTCCTCCTGTGTCATATCCTAATGTTGTATCACCACCTTCACTATGTATTGCTCTAAACATTGTAGTTGTTTTTACAGTATTGTAATTGCTACCACTATCTGTTGAGCCATTAAAAGTTAAATCACTATTATCTGCACTTCCATGAATATTCTTAAATGTAAATACATATTCCTTATAAGTATCATCTAGCACCACACCACTTGCACCATCAACAAAAGATAAAGTACCAGAACCACTAGCAGTTAGCTTTTTAATAAACGTCATGCTACCTAAAGAACTAATGCTACCAAAAGCTGTTGCGTTAGATACTGCTTTGTTATTTAATTTTATAAGTGCCATTAACTATCCTTTATTCCGTAGAGTTTTATTTTGCCAGCGTCTATGTTTCCAGAACTCATTTGAAAACGAACTGCATTAATCGCAGTTGTAGTATTCATATAACCAGCTTGATATTGGTCAAACATATCGGTTGTAGCAGCATCTTTTATAAATCTGGATATACAATGTTTAACAAAAGTTGTTGATGATGGATTATATAATTCTAAAAATCCACTACAGGCTTGGTCGGCTTCTCCACTTCTAGCTACTTCAGCACACAAATTTGCAAATGCAGTTGATTGTGCTTGATCTCTACCAGCTTCATAATTAAGACCAGAACCAGAACCATTTTCTTTATGATAAGCTAAAAATACAGTATTTGTGTATGTAACACCATAACTACTTCCACCATTAGTTGATGTTTGAAATTGAAATATTGTATTTGCTGTTGCTGGGTGAATATTAATAAACTCAAACTTATAAATAGGATATGTGCTATCCAAGACTACTCCATCACTTCCATGTACGAATGACAATGTTCCAGAACTACTAGCAGTTAAAGTTTTAATATGTGTTAATGCTCCACTAGCTAATCCAGTAGCAGTTACAGCACTTATACTATTGTTGTTGTATTTAACTAATGCCATTTATGAAACTCCATATAATTTTATTACTCCACTATCTATGTTGCCAGAATTAAATTTAAACTGAATAGAATCTACTGCTGATGTAGTATTAAAATATCCAGCACTAAAATCATTAATTGAATAAGTGCCATTATAATAATGATTATCAACAGATATAAAATGTTTTACAAAAGTTGTGGAACTTGGATTAAATAAATGTAAATATCCACTTGCAGATTCATCACTTCCATTTCCTGTAGTATCAGCAATAATTTGAAAAGAAGTTGATTGTGCTAAATCATTGCTAGTATTATAAGCTAAAGCTGCAGCACTATTATCTTCTGCATGATATGTTTGAAAGAAAGATGAAGTAATTGTAACTCCATAACTAGAACCACTATTAGTCGAACCTTGAAATTGAAAACTAGAATTATTAGTAGCTGGGTGAATATTAATAAACTTAAATACATAGCTGTCATAAGTATCATCTATACCAGATGTAAAAGATATTGTAGCTGAACCAGATGCAGTTTGTGTAGCTAATAAAGTCATAGCACCACCACTAACACTAGATGGTAATGCAGTTATATTTGCAAGTGAGTTATTGTTGGCAAGGTTAATAGCCATTGATTAAACTCCTATTAGTGCTTTAACTTCTTCTTCGGATAATCCTAAGTCTAGTAACTTTTGTTTGCCAGATGCTTTTTTATTTATTGCGTCTGCTTCTGCATTTGCAATTTCTGTTTTAACAGTTGGTATCATAGCTTCTATGTCAGCTTTAGATATTTCTGCTGTGCCATTTAACCAAGTAATTTGATTATAATCTTCTGCATTAACTGTAAATTCTGCATTCGGATTTATTTTTAATATTGCTTTTTCAATCATTATGCTCCTATCTCCATTACTGTTATTGTAGATGTTGTTCTTGGGTCGTAAGTAGCCGCATCATTGTCATTATGACTTCTATTTACATAAACTGTTTGAGAAGTATTTCTACATTTTATAAATGCTTGATAAGTAGTTGCTGAAGTTGTGCTTGGAGAATCTAAGTATGTAGTGCTTACAATTTCTTGAGTTCTGTCTGAATTAGAATCTGTTGGACTAGCTACTGCTGTTGTTCTTGCTCTATTACTAGCAGCATCTGCCAACAAAATATCTGTGCTTCCTCTCCTTAAAGAATAGTGTGCAGTATAACTGCTTGTTCCCAAACTAATTGCCACCATTACTAAAATTTTACTTGAAGATGATGATGGAGTAATTGCTACTGATAATCCAGTTACTGCTGTATAAGATGTTGCAGTTGTTGAAAAAGTATCAGTCTTTACAGTTTGAACAACTTGCAAAACTTTTCCACCAACACCACTTGCTAACTTAGCACTTGTAACTGCACCATCTACAATCTTAGCAGTAGAAACAGTTGCATCACTTGGTACTCCTAAGTCTAAAACTGAACCTAGTATCTGAATAAAATTTATTACATCTCCAGTAACTAAGTTTGCAGCAAAGGTAATTGTAGAACCACTAACTGTAAATGAAGTTGTTGGTGCTTGTAAAATACCATTCAAACTAACTAGCATATGATTAGCAGTTTCTGGAGATACATTAACTCCACCTACTTGCATAGTGTATGCTGCTTGGTTATTAACTGTTGATATTGCATCACAAACTTGGAAGTTTCCTATCTGTGGTTCTCTGCCTATATATGCCATATTATATTAAATCCCATGTTGTTGTTGTTTCATTCCAATTATATTTTTCACCATCTGTAGGATAAGCAACTGGTGCTTCCCAAAGACAAGTGTCTTCATTTAATATCCAACTGTTATAAGGTTTTTTTGGTATAAAAGCATCTCTAGTTTGGTCATATGAATAACCAACTCCTGCAAAGTTTTTTCTAATGTTTCCATTATAATAAGTCTGTTTCCAAACATCTCTTGAATTATATAAATTATTTAAAAAATCTACTCCAGCTTGTTCAGTTAAAGCTATATCATTTGATACTACTACTACTTTTTCAATTATATTTCCTGTTCCTAATTTTGCAAAATGTGCCATTATCCTGTGTAACTCCCTGAACCTGTATATTTTAATATTGTATTTGTTCCAGATGTTGAAACTGTTGGAGAACCACTTGTAGTTCCTGAATAATTAGCTGTAGGCATACGAAGTATTATAACTCCTGAACCACCAGCACCACCTGCTACTCCATTATTTGAACACCCTCCACCACCACCACCTGTATTTACTGTACCACCACCAGTTCCTACTGAACCACCTCCACCAGTACCAGCAGTACCTGCACTAGAACCATTATAAGTTCCTCCTGCACCACCACCACCTCTTGTGATTGATGAACCTGTTATAGTTGAAGCAACACCATTTCCACCATTTCCTGCAACACTACTTCCATTTGCTCCAACAGCAGAAGCACCACCTCCACCTCCACCACCATAAACTGGAGCTGTTGTGCTTCCAGAACCACCTGCATAACCTTGATTTGAAGTTCCAGAACCACCTGCATTTCCAAAGTTTCCACCACCACCAGAACCACCTGCACCAGCAGCACCTTGAGTACCTCCATAACCACCTCCAATAGAAGTTATTGTTGTAATTCCTGTACCTGATATTGAAGAACTTACACCTTGAATACCATTAGTAGAAGAATCTGCACCAGCAGCACCTCCAGCACCAACTGTAATTGTATAAACTGTTCTAACAACAAATGTTAAAGAAGATTCAGCAGTACCCCCACCACCAGAAGAACCATAATTCGCATTAGATGAACGATAACCACCAGCACCACCAGCACCTCTACCAGATTGTCCTGCACCTCCTCCTCCTCCAGCTATAACTAAAAAATCTGCTGAATAAGGTAATGGTTCTAATGCTTGGCTACCTGAGTTTACTCCAGATGTTGCAACCCAACCTTGAGTAGCATCTGCGTAAGTTATGGTTACACCTTCTCTATTTGTTGTTAAAAGTTTATTTAGTGTGCCACCTTTAATTTTTAAACTAGAAGTTAATGTAATATTGTTTGTAGCAAAAGTTCCTACGTAATCTACTATTGCAATTGTATCTCCAACAACAGCTGAACTCGGTAATGTAACTGTACAAGCATTTGATGTTGTGTTAATTGGATAACCTCTACCTGCTACTACTGTTAAAGTTGAAGCAGTCGTAACTGATTGCCATTTTAAATCAACTACATCAGTTGCTGCTGGGTAATTTCCTATATAAGACAATTAAAACTCCTATGTAATTTCCATTATTGAAAGTGTACCAGAAACTTTATCAGCTACGGAACAATCTATTTTTAAAATATCTGTTGTTTCTAAAACAACTTTTGATCCTGTTAAAATTTCTAAAGAACTTCCAGTTGGAATTGTTACATCTTTTACTAATAGTGATGTTCCATTAGCTACATTGTTTGCACCATTCCTATTTGCTGTATCACTAACAAGTTGAACATCAACTGTAACTGCTGTTGTGTGTAAATTTGTAAGTATTAATCCTAATACAACTGTAGTTGTACTTCCTGCTGTGGTATACATGACATACGGAGTACCTGCTGAAGCGGGTTCTGCTGCGAATGTTACTGTTTTAAAAGTGTTTGCCATTTAATTTTTAATCTCCTGTTTTTCTTTTATACTATCCTAAAGCGATTGCAAGTGCTGTTGGGTCTGTAGCGTTTATTGTTAATGTTTCGTTTCCACCATTGTTATTTTCTACAAAAGTAATAGCAGTTCCTGCCACTAATTTGCCATTTAAAAATCCAGCAGTTGTATCATTGCTAGACACTTTTACCAATGCGTCAGTATCTGCTGAAATAGCAACCCATGCTGAACCATTGTAAAATTTAACAACATTAGAAGTACTATTGTAGAATAAATCTCCTTCATCAAGAGCAGACGTTGGATCACTTGAACCTACTCTATATCTTGCTGCGAAACTATTTACACCATCTACATTGGTTGCAACTGTAGCTATATTTGCTACAACAGTTGAAGTACCTAATAAATTCATTGCAGTAACATTTGCTGAAGTTCCTAGAACATTCATGTCATTTACTACATCTGATGTTGCTAGAACATTCATATCAGTTACTACGTCTGATGTTCCTAAAATTGCTAAATCAGCAACAACTGCTGAAGTTCCTAATAAACCCATTGCACTAACATTTGCAG